ATTCCACTTAAATTCTATTACCATACTTGTTTCTACGCTTGATGCTCCTGCTGGGTCTGTATCAATACTTTCATCACTAGCAAATATATCTTTTGTAACGACTGTATTACCATTTACTGTAACATCACATCCTACTGTATCAAAGTTAGAAGCTTGATTTTCTGCATGTATTACGAATCCTCTTTCTTCTTGTTTATTTGCGTAATAATTTTTATATATATCCCAATATCCTAGATAAGGTACTGCATTAAAATATCTATATACATTTCCTGAGGTTCCTGCTGCTGTTCTTCCTACACCTCTTATATTTAAGTAACTATATATACTACTACTATTTATTTGACTATTATCAGTTAAATTTGCTGGGTCATAGTTTGCAACTATTTCCATTCTAGGTAATAATACCTCAGACATATCCATACCTATATTTAGCATATTCATATGTAATTTCCCTTGATATAATCTTACCGGACATTCAAATACATCTAATTGTACTTTATAACTTCCGAATAATGGACCTACTGTCGGTAATGTTTTTACATCACAATCTAGATCTATATCAAAACTGTCTCCTGGTAATGCTACCTCTGACATAAAAGGTACTAATGTACCTGAACTCATTGAACTACGCCAAATATATCCTAAATCATGCGTACTTCTTTCATAATTTTTTAAGCTTATTTCTTGCTTATTTCCGGAGCCTAATCTGTCTCCGCCTAATTCTGTTTTCATACTTTTTCTGTTGTTTTATTATTAATTTTCTCTTTTATTTCGTCTAATATCATTACTACCTGTATAATTCTATTCCACGTAATTTTTTCTAATTGTGCTTCTATTATTTTTGGATTTTCATTAGATTCTGTTAATCTATAATTTCCCATTACACCGAAGCTTAAATTGTCTTTTGTTATTACTTCAAATGGACTATCCTTTACTTTAATTCTTTTTATTAGTTCTTCATTGTTTGAATAGTCTGGATTGATGTTCCCTACATTCGGTTGTAATTTTCTTACTTTTGTTTTTGTTTTCATCTGTTTCTACTTTAGTTGTTGATTTTATTTTAATGTATTCACCATTAGCAAGCCTTTGCTTACTAATTATTTCACCTGTTTCTACGTCAACGTATATACTTTCACATTTCCATTTCACAAGTTTTCTTTTTTCTTTTCGACTCTTTCTTAAGTCTTCAAAGCACTGTCTATTGTATGACATTTCGAGTAATTTTTAAGGTTATTAACAATTTTTGTGTTTTACCTCCTTACTCTGTAGAATTTGTCTTATAATTTATACTATGTCTAACAGGTAAGAATACCAACACTCTACTAACAAACTTATAACATATTTTTGTAAACTTTGTTAATTTTTTTAATTTTTTTTTTATTTCAGGTTAAAATATTTTTTACTTCCTTTTACTTTTATTCTTTTTCCAAATAGATCATCTTCCATTCTATGTAATTCTATTGAACCACATTTACTACAATACCATTCATATTTTTGATTAATCTTTAACCCTAATTTCATAAACAACTATATAAAAATACCGTTAGTTTTCTATAAGGTTTTTTAGGCGTACTCTCGCGTCCTGTTGCTCAGCGTGGCCATATATCTTCTCCATTCTTTCCATTTTCTTTAAGTTTCTACGCTCATTTTCATAATGTTTTAAACTCCAATTCACTTCGTCATCTCCATAACCTAATCTCTTGCTTTTCTGTCTCTTAACTTCCAGTAATTTATAATACTCTTCATCACTCTCCGCAATGTCCACACGGACACCATCCACATATCTTACTTCCTGATCTAATTTTTCTAACCATAATAATTCTTTTTCTTCATCATTATATATTTTATTTCTATAATATATCGGTAAAGCTAATTCTAATCCTTCCCTCGTTTTGTACGTTTCAATTGTCTCCCCTTTACGATATTTATTACGTTCTGAATCCCTTCGCTTAATATAATCGGCGCCAATCCCTTTAGATGTAAATATCTTACTATCATATTCTTTATGCTTTTCATCTGTCTTATTTACGTATTTAACTATATAATTTATTGTTTTATTATTCACATATTCTCCAATCCATATACTACCATACTTCCAAATCTCCTCTATAGTAGCCTTCGGCTCGTCTGTCCATAATATACCATGCAAATGTATCCTCTCGGTTCTGTTTCCTCCAATTTCGGTAACAATCCAATGTCTTATTGTTTTTTTGTACTTTTTTCTCCATCTTTCTGTAAATCTTCTTATAGCTATTCTACATACTTCATTATCTCTATCATAACCTTCTAACTCCTTTATTTCGTCTTCTAGTTTTATTAATTCGCGATCAGAGAAAGTGAAAGTTACAAACTTTCCGTTTCTATTAACGCGGAGATCTTCTTGCAGTCTTACTTGCCATTGTGTTGCTTTTTGTTTTTTACATTCCATGCATTTCCCACAACCTACAGGCACCATTAATGCTCTTTTGTCTTTTACTTTTGGTACGTTTCCCCCATTTTTCTTAGTTACAGTATATTTCCTGTTTCTAATAAACTTCGGATATAAACACATTTCTTAGTATTTTCTTCTTCGGTGAACTCTCTTCACTCTATGTCTTCTATGTCTTGCCATTTTATTTTTATTATAATTTTAATAATATACTTTTTTACCTGTTTTTAGGTTAATCATATATTCTCCTTTACTATCTGATTGGGTTTTCCAATCAGGATCTTTTTTAATATCAATTTTTAATTTATCTCCATGTTTCACATAATAATTCATTGCATCTAATAATGTCATACCTGTTGATTTTAATGCTCTAATTAATGCATGATCATATGTACTTGTATGATGTTTCTTTAACCAATCTCTATCTATTTCTTTTATTTCATTTTCTGTTTGTAGATTCAATTCTCTTTGTTTGCTTTCGCTCATCATTTGTTCTACATTCAATTTTTCTGCTACTATTTTAGCTGTTTCTGCTACTGTTTTCTTAACACCTTCATCTTTTAATTCTGTGTCTTTTGCTACATTTGCTGCTTGTGCTTCTTTTAGTTTCATTTCTGCTCCTACTAACATATTTTGTAAATCCATTACTTGATATGCTGCTGCACTTCCACCTGCTGCACTTCCACCACCTTGTGATCCTGTTGAACCACCTTGTCCAGCACTTCCATACATTAACGCTGGATTCAATCCAGCCTCTAGCATATGTTTTACTTGTGCTCCATAGTTTGTTTTATTCCACATTGCATATTGTAAATCATGCCCTTGTTGATTTAATGCTTGTTGATATCTATTTTGTAAACCCATTAGATCTCTTTGTCTTCTATGTTGACTATCTGCCCCCATGAATCCACCTATCATACCTAATGCTTGACTTCCCCAACTCATATTTATTTTCTTTAATTATTATTATTTCGCGCTTTTATAAAGCGTTCCTACATTCTTGATATATAAGAATAGATGCGTACTACTCCTGTTGACTAGTCTTTACTAGCCTTGCCTTCTATTGACTTGGCTCCGCCAACATCTCCACTCTTAATATCTACTACTTTTGTTTCTTTTTTAACTTCTTCTTTAATATCTGATCCACTTGCTTTTGCTGCTTTTCCTTTATTATCTCTTTTTGCTTGAATACTTCCTGCTACTTTATCCATAGCTTCTGTTGCTACTTCAAACCTATCTGTTCTAATATTATAAGCTGCTACTACACCGTCTTTTCTTTCAGTAAATATACTTGGTGCTCCATCACTAATAGCTTCTTTATTGCTTACAATTCTTTCAATTTTGTGCTCAATTGGTTCTCCCTCGAGTTTTTCTACACTTGTTAACCTACTTTTACTTGGTACTCCGTATTTGTATCCCATCTTATTTTATTTTTAAATTAAACATACTAAGTTAATGGGGGAGTTTCCCCCCCCTAACTAAACTAACCAAATTACTCACATTTGATCTTAATATAACCCCTATAAATTCGGGATTACTTTTGCGGACATTTTTCTTCTCGCTATGATTCTATTACTTATTTGCACCCAGAAATTTTGACTATCTAATTGTGTTTGTGCAAATATTTGATTGTATTTGCTTGGGTCTACATATGTTGTTAAATCATCAATTCCACTGCTACTTTGCTCATATCTTCTATTTAAAGTCATGAACATTTCTCCTTGACCATCAGCATCACCCACTGCTACTGCAAAATTCCCTCTACATTGATTCACATTAGTCATATAATTAATCCATGCTGGTTGTTTCCCTGCACTACTATATGTTGGTACTCCTGCTGTTACTGTTGTATCAAACCATGCCATCTGGTCAGTAATTAGATCCTCAAAACCAATTTCATCCAAAGCTGGTTTGTGAAAATCGTTCATTGTTTCTAATTTAGTATCCCATTTGTTTCCTTGACTATAATCAATTCTTGGTGTTATACTTGCTATTCCTACTATATAGCTTGGTTCACTAACTTTAATCTTAACTTTACCTCCTTTATTTTTTCTTGTTAGCCTTCCTCGACCTGCTAATGTTCCCATAGGTTGGTCAGTACCTGAATCTACATCTAAGACATCCGTTGTTGATACTACTTCTTCAAAGGCTAATTCTTTTATTAAACTTCCGTGGTATATTGGACTTTCACAAGATTTACTTCTCTCATGTGTATATACTGCATCTAACCAATCATCATAAGAACCACCACTAATAGCAATTCTATTTAACATATTATATACTTTATTTGCTAAGTTTAATGCATCAATTGTAAATTCATTACCTGCTGTTGATACTGCTGTTACTTCATTAACTCCGTTTGTTCCGTCAATCCATTCAGTACTTATCCAATTATTAAATAAATCCGATTGATAGGTTTTAATACCTAATCCTTCTTGGCTACTTAATTTATATGCTGTATCCCAATCTCCTGGCGTTGCTGCTCCTAAACCTAATCCGTAAGGCGCTGCTGTATTTTGATTTAATGTAAATGCTGTTGTATCTCTTACTGCTTCTAGAATATCCATTCTCATATCATCTATATTATCTAACGGAAATTCCTTTAATTGTGGTGAACCTACATAACCTGTTGTTGTATTTGTATTATCTACTTCTGTTGATCCTGTTGCATCCCAATCTGCTACCCCTAATGCTCCTATATAATCTGTACATGTTACTTTCAATGTTCCTAAATATCCTAAACCACCGCTTGGTACTTCTGGTACATCTACATTGTTGAATAATTCATAAGGTGTAAATGTTGTACCTGCTACATCCACTTCAAATTGTTCCACATTAGGACTACCATATGCTACTGCATCGTTATTATTCCACTTAAATTCTATTACCATACTTGTTTCTACGCTTGATGCTCCTGCTGGGTCTGTATCAATACTTTCATCACTAGCAAATATATCTTTTGTAACGACTGTATTACCATTTACTGTAACATCT